ATATGTATCTACACCTACTGTAAATTCTTTGTTATTTGGGCAGGTATAGGTAGACTTTTTATAATTATCTCTTCTAGGCATCATACAAACATATGGATTTTTCCAAAAATCCAATTTAGGGTTACGATATTCTTGAACCCATTGACCTCCTGCATCTTTACAACTTTTTCTTGCTTCATCTTCTCCCCGTGTTGGTGTCCAACCAGCATAACAACAAGGACCACCTCCATCTTTTACATTACTTGGACATCTCCCAGCATCTGGACCACCACTAATATGAAATCCTGGTGCACATACATTATTTATGTTTGGTAATGTTGTATCATTATAATATTTGTTTCCAGTGTCTAACATATATGGATTAAAGTTATGTGAATGTTTTGGCATATCACTTTCCTTTAATGTTACTGTCTCTTTACCTCCTTCATCTTTTAATTTAAAATTGTCTCCTGAACCTATAACAAATTTATCCCTTAGGTCTGGTGTCCCATTCTCTCCATCACATACAGCCCAACCTTCAGGTATTTTTTTTATATTACCATAATACCATACGACTTGTCCTTCAAACCAATAGTGATTTAATCTATATAAATCTTCTTCTGTTATTTTAAAATCAATACTATTATCTTTGTTTTTATATCTAATTTCATTAGGATATTTATATGGAATTTCCGACATAAAACCTAAATCTTTATCTGTTATACAGTAGCCATCTATACAGAGCTCTCTAGTTTTTAATTGTCCATCTAACTCTAGTTTTTCTTTAAGAGTGATTGTATTAGTAGTAGTAAGGTATTTCATTTTTAAATAATAAGACATAGAGGTAAAATATTCGTTCGATAAATATCTTCTAAATAAAAATACTATAATTAGTATTATTACATAAATATACATTATAATAATAAAATATAAAATTAATCACAATTAAGATACACTGGTGGAACTCCGGCCTTTTGTAGTTTGTCAATTAGTTCCGTGCATCTATCTATTTTCGTACTTGTTGGTTTTGTCTTCTGTTTTATAGGTGGTTCTGTTACTGGCGGTTTATAGTTTACATTTCTCATTAAAAATATAACTCTATAAAATGAAGGCATATTATCGTGTGGTTTACCAACCGCTGTATCATTATTTAAACATGGTGTGCCCTCATATTTGGTTAGATATTTAAAAATCTTATTCGGTGTTGGATAAAATCCTATTCTGGATTCATATAATTTTTGTTTAGGGGTTATTTTAGTAGTTGTTCCTGACTTACAACATTTACAAGGACCACAATCACCACCTTTTTCATTATATTCATATTTTAGTCCGTCTTCTCTATCAGTTCTTTCACAAACTTCTTTGGGTTTTTTATCAAGAGCAAGTAAATTTAGGTCATCTTTCGACCATTTATAACACTTTTTTTTATCATCTTCTTCTTGACTCGGTTTATTCCAAAATAAATCATGAATTTCCTTGTATTTGTTATAACATACTTTATTGTCTAATGTTACTGAAATATTTTCAGGAGATAATTTAAAAATTCCCAAAGATTTTCTTGGGCCGCCTCGTTTCCCCTTTTTCTCCCACGTCCAGGGCACCGCTTGAAAGACATTATAGTTAATAGGTTGCGCCTCTGTCGCATCCGTATTATGGCAATTTTTACAGGCATTACCAGTAGGTCCAACATAATAATCATTGTTAGATTTTACGTTTGTTTTAACAAATTCTGGGTATAAATTTGTTTCTGTTCCTAGTTTATTTCCATTCTCGTCTTTAATAAGTATTGATTTCATCCACATTTTTGTTTTATCTTTTATATTAATTTCACTTTCCCAGTGTCTTGTATCTCTAAAATATATACAGGTATTACTACACACACCAGCAACACCACCAGAACCCACATTATCTTGTCTAAATCCAACCGCTTTAATTTTATCTTTATTTTCATATAAAATATCATAAAATGGAACTGGTTCATAAATATCAGTATCTATAAATTCTATTTCTTTTTTTAGGGATTCTTCTCCTATTCCTTTTTTTGGGGGTTCTTCTTCTATTCTTTTTTTTAGTTTTTCTTCTTCTATACTTTCTTTTGATTGTTTTGATAATTTATTTCTGTATACAATTCTACCATCACTATCTTTCTTAGTTGCATAAATATTTGAAACACATTCCTGTAGATTATTTCCAGGTATATAATCCTTTCCTAATTTTAGTGGGTTTCCATAACCATCAGTTTTACACATACTTGCAACTCCATCGCCGTATTTGCCTAAATGGTCTCCGTGTCTTCCATATCTTATATCTCCTACCTTTTCTGGTTTACTCGTATCTAATTCCTTTGCCGAAGAAGGGAAAGCCATATTATGATTGTGTCTAGGCAATTCATCTAATTTAAGAGAATGAGTTTTTGATCCACCTGTATCATCCTGTTTATATTTAGTTCCGGCACCAACAATAAATCTATCCTTTAAATTGGGGGTTCCATTTGACCCATCACAAACATACCAGTTAGGTGGTATTTTAGATAGTTCTCCTGAATAGGCAATAATAGTTCCATCGTTCCAGTAATTTTTTAGATTCTGTAAATCCGAAACCTCAATACATTCTCCATCATCATCTGGTAAACACATTTTGGAATTATAATGTAGAGGGAGTGATTTAAATGCAATAATATCTTCCTTGGTAATCTCTTTGTTACCTATAACCAGTTTATTACCTTTTTTTATAGTAATCCTATCCTTTGATATGATATGTTTATTATTAATCTCTCCTACTTCTAAATTAAGGGGTGTATTAAATGTTTTATAGTTTTCTCTAAAACTACCAAATATTAGTAATAAAATAAATATAACTAAAATTGGTATTAATAATTTCATTATTATAATAATAGATAATTTTACATAAAATTAATCAATTGTTAATTTTACTGCCGCCCATTGTTTTTCCAGTTCCTCTAATTTATTAACTAATGATAACGAAGGATCTTTATAATTCGGGTCTGTTTTCATAACATAGTATAAAGAATAATATGGTGGTAAATTTTCGTGACCTCTATTCTTTCCTGTATCAGATACTTTATTAGAAAAGGTATTTTTATGTTTATGAATATCACCTACATTATCTTTCGTACTTATTTCTGCTTTAATTCCTAATTTTTCATTCCCATCACCAGAACCTGGATTATTAGAAGGTAATACGTGATAATGTTCGGGTATTTCATCTATAGTTAAATGGTGTTTATTGCTACCACCTGTTATTGTTTTTTTCCTACACATACCATCACTCGGAGCTACTGTAAATAATTTCTTTTCAGAAATATCATCATACCATAATAGACATGTACCATCCTTTTTAATATTATATCCTGTACAGTGCATCAAATCATTACAATGTTCTTCACAATTTCCACTATTTAATTTACCATTATCTTGAATGTATCTATTAATTAATCCACCTTTATTTCCACATAAACCGCTCCCTATTGTTTTATATTGTTTTCTATAATCTACATCAGAACCTAATATAAATTTATCTCTAAGATCCGGTGTTCCGTTTTCACCATCGCATATCTGCCATCCATCAGGCAACATACCTAAATCACCCTTATAAATTGTTATAGTTCCTGGTGGCCATAGTTGTTTTAGATAACGTAACTTCTTTTTTTTTATACATTCCTGGTCAATACAAATAGAATCTTTAATTTTAATGTGAAGTTTATCTAAACGAATAAGGTCGTCTTTAGAAAGACAGGCATTATCTATACATATTTCTTTTGTGTCAAAATTATCACTAACAGCACATTCTTCTGCTTTGATAGTGATATCTTTGTGGGTATTTAAATCTACTAGAATTAAACCGGAACCAGTTAATTTCCCAACAAAACCTTCCTTGTTATTAATATATACTAATGTGAATAGTATAATAGTAATAAGTAATACAAAAAAACGAAACATTTATAATAAGAGAATATTTTAAATCATATTTTTAATATATAAAAATTCATGAATAAAATATGGAAGAAGATATAACACCGCATTTAGATTTACAAGTGAAATAGTAAATACCAATAAAGCAACTAATTTACTAAATTGTTTAATTAATTTATTTGATACCATTTTTTTATGACTTACATAAACTCTAACTAACAGAAATAATGCAATAAACCATGACGCATCATGACCAAATTGACAAATCATACTCTTTTTAGTTTTGGTATTATAAATAGGGTGGAACATATATCTATATTTAAAGTAAGATAAAGGGTGTGCTATACTATATGTGGTTTTAAAATAGTTTAAAACATATATAACATAAACCGCTAATACAACCGACAAACTATAACTCATACTATTTACGAGTATATTTTTTTTTATTAGTCTTTTTCTTTAATTTGGAACTCCTTTTCTTCGTTTTCTTCTTAGTTTTTTTTAGATGAATTACTAATGAATCATAGCCACCAATAAAATCCCGTTTCTTTGGTGTTTCTTTTATAATTCTTGGGACGGTATAAAAATCAGTTGGTATATCTTTTATATATTGTTTATAAAAATCAGAATCAGAATCATAAAACTTATATTTTATATTTTTTTTATCAAGTAACAGAATAGAATTTTTACAGTACCAACAATGGTCTTTCCCAAAAATAATATACATATAGTTCTACTATATTATAATCCTAACTTACTAAAAAATCCATCGATGTAATAACAGATACCTTTATAAACCTCTTTAATATTTTCTTTTACTTCTACTGGTTGTTTTGTAAACATATTATAGGTTTCATTTTCTTTTAATAGCCATTCCTTTTCTTCTAAACTATTTTTTATTAATTTTAATTCTTCATCATCATAGACATTATTTTTAGGCATAAATGTAGATTCTGAAATAAATTCTGGGTTATGGTTGTTATTTAAATTATATTTCTCAATATTTGGGTCTGGTCTTCTATACCTACCTGGGATACGACTAAAACTACCATCTTGTGTTATATCTTGGACGAAGTTTTCCTGTTGTTTAATATTAAACATGTCTAAAAATGTTTTAATTCCATCATTTCTAATATGAGCTATAATATAGATACACACACAGCTATATATAATATTAGAAACACAGAAACCATATAAATTTAGTATCATTAACATTATAAAACAGATTTTGCACATATTTTTTACCATTTTACTAATTTCTGAATCTGTTTCATTAATTGTTAATAACTTATCTGCTAACAAATATAAAAGATATAGAGTTATAAAATAGATCATTATAATAGTATATTATAAATTATTATAATAATTATGTAAATATATTTATAAAAAAATAATTCTATTTATATAATGGATGATATCTGGAACACTCATACATTACTTGTAAATAAAAACCTGATTAAAGAAAACAAAAAGAAGGCTTTAAAGGAAGATGGTACTATAATAAAAAAACTTAATCCAAGTAATAACTATAAATTTGATGAACATCAAGAGAATTTTACTCATGATAAAGTTACTAAAAAAATATCAGATTTAATAAGAGAGGGTCGTTGTAAAAAGGGTATGAAACAGAAAGATCTTGCTGGAAAATTAAATATACCTACTAAAACTATTGTTCTGTACGAAAATGGTTCTATTATTCCTGATAATAATCTTATGGGTAAAATAGAACGTGTTCTAAATATCAAAATACGGGGTAAGATTTTAAAAAAAAAATAATTATAAACTGTATGGGAATAAATGGACTAAATTTATTTTTAAAAAACCACATCCCTGAAATAACAAACAAAACCGATTTATCTGAACTAAGGTCAAAACGGGTTGGTATAGATACTAGTATTTACCTATACAAATATAAATATAATGACAATAATTTAATTGAATTATTTTTAAAACAAATTTATCGCCTAAAACTTAATGGAATAATTCCTGTATATATTTTTGATGGTATTCCTCCTATTGAAAAAAAAAATATTATATTAATGCGTAAAAAAAAAAGAGATGGGCAACTTTTAATGATAAAAAAATTAGAAGATCAAAGAAAGCTATGCAAGAATCTATTTGATACTATTTCAATTAATACACAAATTGAAAATATTAGAAAAAAAATAGTAAAAATTAATAATAATGATATAAGTAAATTAAAACTACTATTTAAACTATGTGGTGTAGATTATATACAATCTGAAACAGAATCCGATTTATTATTTAATTCTCTTATTAAATATAGATATATAGACCTTGTTTTATCTGAAGATAATGATATTATTGTTAATAGTAATACTAAACTTATTAAATTTTTTAATGTTTATTCTAATAAAGTTATTATTTATGATAGGGAATTTATAATAAGTAGACTTAAATTAACTAGTTTGAAGTGGATACATTTCTGTATATTTATGGGATGTGACTATTTTAAAAAAATACCATATCCATCTGATAATATTTATAGAATGGTAAAAAAAAATGAAATTAACTATTTGATTAACAATAAACTAAAATTTGATTCTTATCAAAAAAAATCATTTAAAAGAGCAGAAGAATTGTTTTTGTTAGTTCCTGAAATTATTAATGAAGTTATTTCCAGTGAATCTGATGAAAAATTACTAATTAAATTTATTAAACAAAACACCCATTTGAATCGGACAACTATTGATAATATGATTTCTGTTATTACCTAATTTACTTTTTTATCCATGATTTCCATTTCTTTTTGTTTGTGAAAGTATCCGATAAAATTTCTTTTGAGTTTCGAAGTGTTACTTTCCCATTCGGATTTTCTGTAACACCTTTACACCCTTCATATCTCATACAAACGTCCATCGCCTCTTTTACTGTTCTAAAAATATTATCATCTCCGGTAAAGTCTTTAAAGTAATTTCCAGTCGGGTCCACACCGACCAACCTCCCATTTATTTTTTTTTTACTCAATTTTTCACCCAAAGCACCATTAATTTTTTCCCATTTCCTATAATCTATATCATCTATGTCATGGTCAGCACAGATATCAAAATCCTTGCTGCGAGTTAATCCTAATTTAGTATTGGTTTTTATTGGACAAACTTTCATATTACCAATTACATTGGGGTTCTTATCTGGATTATCATCCGGTTTGTGAACTATACATTTATTAAATATTTTCTCTTTACGTGTATTAGACCTATTTTTAAATGGGAATATACATTCCTTTCCACTTTTAGTCATTGTTTTATTTTCTGGGAAAGGACAGAACCCAACCGTTTTAATCTGGCCCTTTTTAACATTTAGACTTTCATCATTTATATCTTTTTCATAAACACTTGTTG